GCTAATGAAAGGTTTTCTCTTTTGAGCAATGAAAGGATATTGGTCCCCGAAGCGAAGAAGTTAGCCTATATTGCAGATTATGAGATTGATGATAACGGAGAGGTTGTCCCCTCTTTAAGACAGTTGGATTGCAATGGGGGCATGTCAGAAATGCCTTTATATGTTAATTTTAAAAAGGTTATAATTGAATTAGTATAAATCAGATAAGAAATGAAGATAATAGCAAAACAAGGTTCAGAGCTTGAAAAGCTACTGAAACAAATGAATGAACAGCTTATGCGCGAACAAAACGAAGCTAAAGATATGATTCAAGAATATTGTGGTTCAAGACCGGATAGCCTCGGATATGGATGGGCATTTGGAATAACCGCTGAGTGGCTTTATACTCTTATTGGATTTGATGAAAAGGAGTTTGTTCCTGAGAAACTGATTCCGAATAATGATGATAAGAAGCATCCGTGTTGGAAAATCAATAAACGAAAGAAAGAAGGTCGTGAATTCATTGATAGATGGCGTAGAAAGTTTCGAGGTATAGATGGTAGCCCGCTTAGTAAATTTGGGATTCCGGTAATGCATGAAGAAACAGGACGCTACTTCCATTGGCTCCCGCTTGAAAAAGATGGTATCTATTATGTCTCAGTAGGTTCTTCTCTTCTTGATTGTATGCCATCGGCAAAAAGTGAGCAGTTTGAGATAGAGGTTTAACGTATAACCAAGATAGATATGAAACAGAAGTTAGAAGAAGCAGCAAAACAATATGCAGAATCAGTAATTGATTCATTCGGGACAAACGGAATTCCGAATGGCGTTTCCGATATTAAAGACATGATTGCTCTTAGTTTTGAAAATGGCACATCATGGCTTTCAAATCAGATTAAATCTATCATCCTGGATGATACGTTGACAGATGGGGAAGTCATAGATAACATTAGTGAGCTATTGAACCAACAAGGATGTATTGGAGCGGATTAAAGAGAAAGGAGATTGATTATGAAAGAACTTATTGACTATTTGAATCAATCCGGATTGACGGGATTAGTACGTACATATATAATTGTCGGAGGTATTTCATCTGTCATTGTATTTATTTTGACAATATGGACATTTATTAAAATGTCACGTGCTCTTAATGGTAGGAAAAAATCTATGTTGGATTTTCAACGTAGGCGCAAAAAAAGGAAAACATTTTAACTTGTAGCAAGATAGATATGAAAAAAGTAACGATAATATGTGATGCATGCGGAAGAGAGATACAGCCATCGTATTTCCGCAGCGCAAGATTGGATTTCAAGGTGGATAAATGGGATGGTGGTTCTGTTGGTGGAAGGGAAGATATATTCATCCAAGAAGCCGACTTATGCTCGGAATGCGCCCATAAGTTACAGAGATTTATAGAGAACGAATTAAACATTCAACCACATCACCCCTAATTGATTAAATTATGAAACAGATAGTAGAAGAAGCTGCAAAGGAATATTACGAAAGATACAAAATTCATTTGGCAAAAGATATATTCAGACCAAGAGTAGTAGATATTTTCAAATCCGGTGCAGAATGGCAATCAAAGCAATCTCCTTGGATAAGTGTTAAGGAACGGTTGCCGGAAGAAGGACAAAAAGTTTTTGTTTTGACAATGTGTTGTGGTGTATCACGTATTCTAATTGAAAGGTTTTGCAAAACAAGTGCTTTTGATAAAGATAATAGATGGGTTTTTGGAAACAGTATCGTGTTGGCCTGGTTTCCTATTCCGTCTTTTGATGAGATACTCGAAGCCAACAGGGATGTACTTGAACGGATTAAGAAGAAAGGAGATTGAGATATGGATAAGGAAGAATTAACCATTAGCTTAGCGGAAGCATATAGGGAGATATATCTATTAAAGTTGCTTAATATCAAGCTAAGGAAACATGTAGATGAACTTACTGGGTATATTCAAGAATTTTCACCTGTATTTACTAAAGAATAAAAATATGTATAATAATAGATACTTTCATTATTGGAACAAATTAAAATTTGATTACAATGAGTGTTTAGGTCGAATTGTTTCAACTAAGCCGGTAAAGAAACACATGAGAAGGATGAAAACGCTTGAATGGCGTATAAGAATTAATCGGAAGAGTTTATAGTTAATCCTTTAGGGAGAAAAACATACTTTCCACCTTTTAATAGAAGTAGTATGGAAATAAAAAACGTAGGAAAACTTAGAAAAATCATAGAGAACCTTCCCGATGATTTTGAAATCGAGATGCGTATCAGACGCAAATTGACGGATGAGGAATTGAAAAATTGCAGATACCCTTATCCTTACGATACAGAGTATTTAATTCTTGAATTTGACGATTTAGGCGTGTCTAGCAAAGTATTGTGTTTGGGTGTAACTTATAATGAATGAACGGTATGGAAGTAAAGAACGGAATAATAATAAATGGAGTGTTGCATGAGATGACGAGTGAAAATGTCCCATGCAACCAATGCTCACTGTTGCGCATTTGCAGTAAGTCAGAAAAGGAAGAATATGCCATCTGTCTTTGTGCTTTAATGAACTGTGATGGCTTTGTTAACCGCGGAAAAGTAAAAATAGAGAAGGAGGAATAACTATGGGATTTACAACACCGTGCTTTATACGCAAAAATACACCGGAACTTCGGAAGAAGTTGGAGGAGTTGGGATATAAAAATCGTAATTTATATTTCTATGATTGTATTGGCGTAGTATACGATGGATTTGATTGTATTAGTCAATGGATGTTTGGAAGTATATGGGATTTTGCAGATTGCATTGATTGCGGAACCAACGAAGAACTTTTCTTGGCTATCGCTGCATTAAGGGATGATACAGACAACAATCAATTATTCACTAATGGTAAGGGCGATTGGGGTATATACCGGGATGGCTCTGATGGAGGTTTGTCTGGAATGGATTTCTATGGGATGCCTAATGATTTTGAGATTGACAATTATCACAAGGCTACCGTAGACGAACTAATTGAACATTTTAAAACAAAGGAGGAACAATGAAGAGAATAATTACTGTCCAAGATATGATTAACGAATTAATGTTAGTTGCCAATAAAGATGCTGAAATAAATATCGTAATGAATACAGGAGATTATCAAACTGAATACCACCCAGATTTATATGATTTTTCCGTCATTGATTTTACTGATGTACATCCTGATGATGGAGACTCAGAAAATAAAGTAGTAATAGAAATGTTTCGTTAAAAAAGGAGAAATGAACGATGCACCAGTGTGAATATTGTTGTTGGTATAATGATAGATGTGGGAATTGTGATTGTCCTACAGCTATGAAAAGACAAGCGTGTGAAAAAGCTAAAAATGCCAAAGAGCACAATGAAAAACCTAAAATAAAATAGTCATGACCGAAGAACTTGTAACATTAGAAACAGCGGAACTGTTGAAAGAGAAAGGATTTTTAGGAAGAAAATATATTATAGATGTTTCTACTTTACTCTATTGTTATAGATATTTATCTGTTCCTCCGCAATCCGTTGCACAAAAGTGGCTTCGTGAAACCAAAAACATTCATATATGTGTATATAACTGTGCTTGTGGCTATGGATACGAAATATCTAAAGCTGACAATGGGAAACGGGTATATATCACCTGCTATGATTTGGAAAAGAAACCATTCGTGCAGACGAATGGGGAAGAATGAAAAAGAGCCAACCCACGCACGACCATGAATCAGCTCTTCCTTACACGATTATGATGCAAATATACTATTTTCTTTTAAATTAATCGTGTTATGGTGAAGGAATTTTCAGCAATATCAGAATTAAAATCTATAAGAGAACAAAAATCAAGGCTTTCTGAAAGAGAACAAGAATTAGTTAAACCTATTTTGTCTGATTTAAATATTATACCTATAATATTTAAGTGGTATTGTGAAATCGTTGGGAATTGTGGATTATCTCAAAGGAGAGCTAGTTCTTGTTTCCGGCAAAAGTTTATATTTATAATTCTGTTTCTGTATTCGCCTAGTACATTGGCTGGTGGTAAAATAGTAAAGGGGATCCGGGATATACTTGCTCGTATTTTAGGGTTTAAATCTCCTACTGGAATTTCTAATCTTTACGTCAATGTCATGTTTAACTATAACAATTATAAAGATTATCGAACAGATATAAATTATCTTTACACCGAAATAATAAATAGATTAAAAATTAAAGGACTAATCAATTAATGGGATTTGAAAAAACAGGTTGGCTTCTATTAAATTGTGACCTAATTACTAATGTCACATATAAAAAATGAAGATATTTTGTTATCTTTGGTTGTAGTAGTACCTTTGGACGAATAGCAGTAGTTCAAAGGTATTTTTTTATATATGGCAGCACCTAAGGGAAATCAATTTTGGAAATTACATAGTAAACATGGCCGAGATACGTTGTTTTCTACACCTGATTTGATGTGGGAGGCTGCTTGTGAATATTTTCAATGGTGTGACGATAACCCTTGGCGTGTTGTTAAAAATAAGACTAAAGGGAAAATCAAAGAAAAAGAGGATAGCCCAACTCAACGACCGTATACATTATCTGGGTTTCTGTTCTATATAGGAGCGAATAATGGATATTGGAGTGAGTTTAAATCAAGCCAAAAATATGAAGCATTTTCCGAAGTCGTATCACGCATAGAAAATATAATCGAAACTCAGCAGCTTGAAGGAGCTATTGTAGGAGCGTTTAATCCTAGTATTATAGCTCGTAAATTAGGACTTGCAGAGAAGCAAGATAGTACAATCAAACTGAAAGGGAGCATCCCTGTCATTGAGTTCTTGAAAAATGGAGGGGTCAAAAGATGAGTTTGTTTGGTATTATATCACAAAGTAAGTATGCTCCTTTATATGAGAACACTGATAAGTTTATTACTATTGTAACTGGGGGAAGAGGAAGCGGGAAGAGCTATAATATTTCTACATTTTTAGAGAGGCTGTCTTTTGAAAGTGGCCATAAAATATTATTCTCCCGTTATACGATGGTTTCGGCTTCCATATCTATTATTCCGGAATTTCAAGAAAAAGCAGAGTTAGATCTTGCACCGGAATATTTTGATGTCACTAAGGTCGATATAACCAATACCTATTCTGGCAGTGTTATTATGTTTCGCGGGATAAGAACTTCATCAGGCGTCCAAACTGCTAAACTAAAGTCAATTCAAGGTCTTACAACCTTTGTATGCGATGAAGCAGAAGAGTGGACAAGCGAGGAAGATTTTGAAAAGATTATGTTGTCTATTCGACAAAAGGGCATTCAGAACCGAATCATTATAATTATGAACCCATGTGATAGCAATCATTGGGTGTATAGGCGATTCATTGAGAAAACTCACAAGCTGGTAGAGATTGACGGTGTGCAGGTCCAAATCTCTACTCATCCGAATGTACTTCATATCCATACTACGTATTTTGATAACTTGGATAACCTTTCTCCTGAGTTCCTTAAAGAGGTCGAGGATATGAAGGTAAATAATCCGGAGAAATATGCCCATGTGGTTATCGGTCGCTGGGCTGACGTGGCGGAGGGAGCTGTGTTCAAAAAATGGGGCATCGTGGACGAGTTTCCACAATGGTGCAAAAAGGTGGCTCTTGCTTCCGATTGGGGATTTACGAACGACCCATCAACAGGAATCAGGTGTGGAATTATTGACAATAGACTTTATGTGGATGAATTGTTTTATGAAACAGGAATGTTAACCAATGAGATTGCACGTAAATTGAAGCCATGGGGATTGAAAGTGTACGGGGATAGCGCAGACCCTCGTTTAATACAGGAAGTGAAAAACAGGGGCGTGAACATCTATTCAGTCGATAAATATCCTGGTTCTGTGGTTGCCGGTATTGATAAAATAAAAGAATATGAATTGTTCGTTACAAAACGTTCTTACCACATTATGGAAGAACTACGCAATTATGTTTGGGACAAGGATAAAGATGGACATTATATTAATGAGCCGATAGACGCTTGGAATCATTGCATCGACCCGATTAGGTATTATATTTTGGGACATATCTTAGGGCGAATTTTGAGACCGCGCGACAATTCGGGAATATTCGCGCACTAAATATTGATATATGAGAACAATAGACGAAGTTTTAAAAATAGAAGATATAGGCCAAAAGATAGCCTATTTAAAAAAAGGCCGCAAGACAAAGCTCCCTGATGCAGTGAAGCTCTATAGCGATTGGGACCCCAACCGGCACGAGATAATCACAGACACGGAGAAGTACCCGAAGATTAAAATCACGGTCGAAAAGGAGAAAGAGACCTATGATGAAAAGTCAGGTAAGATAATCACCATCCCGAAGAGAACGAAGGACGTGGAGCCTAACCGCATCGCTTTACCTATCGAGCAGGATATCGTAAACATACAAACAGCATTTACTGTTGGGACAGAACCTTTGCTTGATTGTAATCCCGGCAAGACAGAAGAGGGGATATTCTTGGCATTAAAACAAATTTTAAAACGAAATAAGATTAAGTACCAAAATAAAAAGATTGTCCGTTCATGGCTGGCAGAACAGGAATGTGCCGAATATTGGTATGTGGTCAAAGATGATGATTTTTGGTCGAAATTAAAACGTAAAGTCTCTGATATATTTGGGAATTCCAAACCTGAATATCGTTTGAGAAGTGTCATTTGGTCCCCCTTTCGCGGAGATAAACTTTACCCTTTTTTTGACGATAGCGGTGATTTAGTTGCTTTTTCTCGTGAGTATAAAAAAAAGGATTTGGATGATGTGGAAATTACTTGCTTTATGACCATTACATCCGATTTTGTTTATCAATGGGAACTTTCCGATGAATGGAAGCCGGTGTCTGCATTCAGACATAACTTCAAGAAACTGCCTATACTGTATTGTTATCGTCCAGAAGCTTATTGTGAGAAGATTAATACACTTCGGGTGCGGTTGGAAAAACTGATGTCAAATTATGCGGACTGCATTGACTACCATTTCTTCCCTATTTTGATGCTATTTGGTGATGTACAGCGTTTTTCAGGTGAGTTTAAAAATCGTGTTGTGGAACTACTTGGAGATAAAGCTGACGCACAGTATTTAACATGGCAGCAAGTTCCTGATACAATTAAGTTTGAAGTGGAAACTCTTTTTTCTCAGATATATGGATTGACTAACACTCCACGCATTTCGTTTGACAGCCTTAAAGGTACAGGCAATGCCGTGTCGGGAGTAGCTTTCGATTACGTATTTATGTCGACCCATTTAAATGTGGAGAACTTGAATGAAACGATGGGAGACTTTATGCAGAGACGTGTTAATTTCCTCATTTCTGCACTTGGTTCTGTTAATTCCAGCCTTGAGCCTGCCTCCAATACTATTGACGTTGATGTCCAAATGCAACCTTACCGGTTGGAGGATTTGAGCGAGAAGATTGATGTGGCTATCAAGGCTAAAGATGGGGGGATTTGGTCTCAGCAAAGTGCCATGGCATTTGTAGGGAACATAGATAAAATGCAAGAAGAAATAGAACAGATAAATGCGGAATAGCCGTTGTGATTTGCTTTCAAATTGTCATTGCCTATTCCCATGCCCGGTAGCCGTATTGCTACCGGGGCGTCTAAGATGATATGTTGGCAAAGAATCCCCAACAAGTGTCTTATACTTAAATTATGTGGCCGTATTAATAAAGGCAGTCTTTTAAAGTCGTGCGGGCTGGCTTTGGATAATCGTGTTATATATTTAATTTTAGAGCTTTGCCTATTGCTTCATCAGCTCTATCTGAAAAGATAACGCCTACAATACCACTCAATTCAGTGGTGAAATTACAAAGCGAATTACTCATTCTGATTAGCTGGCCTTCTGCATCAATCACGCAGGTAACTTCTTCATCGAGAATTAAAGAGTTAACCTTATTTCTCGTTTCTCTAAGCAAGCAGATAGCTTCTAATATGCCATCATGTACAGCTTGTTTCTTTACTTCTTCTAAATTAATCTGTGTCATATTCGTTATATTTTAATGTTTGTACTTAATTTTAAAATCAATAGAAAAATCTCTCTCCGTCTTTCCCGAACAGTCTGTATCCTAAGTACAGGCTGACGAATATTATTATTAGTTCTATCATAATTT